CGCCAGCCGGGGTGCTTGCTAATCCCGCCGCTGGTTGTGGATCCTCCACAGTTGCCGGCAAGCGTGGGATTCCTCGGCTCTATGAACGCAGAGCAGTGCCTAAGGTTGAGAGTGCTAAGCCCGTGTCCGCCGATGTCGGGCCAAGCAATCCACCAGCTCCAAAACCTGATCCCAAGATACCTGAACCAGTTGCACAAGCACCCGCTAGTGCAGCAGCAGAGCCTGTTTTACCCGACGAGCGACCCGTGCCAGACGGTGTTCCAGTCGTGGGTGAAAAGGTACCCGTTGGGCCGCCAAGCGGCCCTGGTAAAGGCGTTCGAGGGAAAGCTCGCGGCAAGAAGAAACGTGGTGGGGGAAAACAGTCTAAAAGTGCAGTCGTTCCTAAAGCTGGAACCAATGTCGAAGCCAAGAAACATCTGCCCGCTGCCAGAGGAGGTGGTGGTGGTGTTGTCGCCTCAGGTTAATCGCGCCGAGCATGTGCTCGGGGGTTTGCCTTGGTTGGTGAAAGGCAAGACGTTGGGAATGCGGGAGAAGGACGTTGCGTCCAGGATGCTCGGGTACAGGTGGTATGCCGAGACTGACTACAGCACTTTTGACAAAACCGTAGGACCGTGGTTCCGTGAGCTCGAAATTGGAGCACTAAAACCATACTGGACGACAGATGTCGCAGATGAGGTAGAGGCCACTTACCGTTACATGTTCGAGAAATTCGTGATCGATCAAGTCAACGGTTGGAGGGCTCGCGTGAAACGCTCCCAGAGATTGTCTGGTGAGCCGGCCACCTCGATCGGCAATGGGCTGATCAACCATTTTATCACTTGGGTCGCCGCGGGCTGCCCAGATTTCGGTGAGCACACTTCGCTTGGTGCTTACTCGGGAGACTCGTTGCACGAGGGTGATGATGGTTTGATCGCATTGAACGAACGACTACCGCTGGTTGAAACTGCGAGGTTTTATGGGCTTGACATGACCATAGAATGGCACACTTCGTTGTCTGGTTTGAAATTCACGGGTAGGATTTGGTATGAGTTAAGCGACGGCTCTGTCAAGTCAACCTGTGAGT